GTGCTGATCGAGCACGGCAAGGGCATCGAGAAATTCAAGAGTGACCTGGCCGCGAAGCAGCAGGAGCTGGATGGTGTTGCGTCTCAATTGACAGAGGCAAGCAAGCAGATCGAGTCTTTCAAAGGCATGGACATCGAAGGCGTGAAGAAATCCGCCGACGATTGGAAAGCCAAGGCCGAGCAGGCGGCGCATGACGCGCAGTCGCAGGTGAGCAAGCTGAAGTTCGATCACGCGCTTGAATCCGCGCTGACTTCAGCAAAGGCGAAAAATCCGGTAACGGTGCGAGCTTTGTTGAAGGAAACGGACCTGAAACTGGCTGAGGATGGGTCGATCGTTGGATTGACCGAGCAGCTGGAGAAGGTGAAGACGGAGAACGATTACCTGTTCGAGAGTGAAGAAGCCAACCCGCAAATCGTGACGGGGGGCAATAAAAATTCAATCACAAGCGACGCGGTACTTGAAGCTGCCAGGAAGGCAGCGGGATTACCGGTCAACACATAGGAGATAAGAAATGGCACAATCAATTGGATTAGCAACAAAATTTCAGCCGATCCTCGATGAAATCTACAAGGCTTCATCGCTGACCGCTCGTATGGACGCACTGACCAAACCGGTGAACTTCGCCGGGGCGAATGTCGTCAGCGTGTTCAAAACAAACCCCATCGGGCTTGGTACTTACTCCCGCGTTTCCGGCTACCCGGCCGGACAGGTTGTAGGGGCATGGGAAACCTTGACCCTCGCATCCGAACGCGGCCGTGCTTTCGTGATCGATCGCATGGATGATGAAGAAACCCTGGGCATGGCCTTCGGGACCATGGCGAGCGAATTCATCCGCACTCAGGTTGCGCCTGAGCTGGATGCTTACCGCTTTAGCAAATATGCCTCCACTTCCAGCATCAACGCTGCCACCCCTGCGACTTTGGATGCCAACACCATCCTCACCGCGTTGGACGCTGCCAAGCTGGCACTTAATGAGGACGAAGTTCCACTCGAAGGCCGTATCCTCTACATATCTGATGCCTGTTTGAATCTGCTTGAGGGCAAGGTTTCGCGCTTCCTGGCTAATGAGAACGCCGTTGATCGGCGCGTTACGAAGTTTGACGGCATGGATGTTGTGATGGTTCCTCAGACCCGCTTCTACAAGGGAATCACCATCGACGCTGGCGCGGCCGTGGATGCTGGCGGGTACTCCAAGGGCTCTGGCAAGGACATCAACTTCATGATCATTCACCCCTCGGCTGTTCTGCAAGTGACCAAACACGCCGCGTTGAAGGTGTTTGCACCGGAAGAGAACCAGACCACTGACGGCTGGCTGGTGCAGTACAGGATCTACCACGACGCATTTGTTTACGCAAACAAGCTGAATGGTATCTACCTGCACAACAAAGCCTAAGCTATGAAACTATACAACTGCGGAATTACGATCGACGTAAGCGCGCTTGAAGCGCCGCGTTATATCGCCGCCGGGTATGTTGAGGTAAAAGACGAGCCGGTTGAAATACCGGCTCCACTCCAACCTGAACCTGAAGCAGATGAAGAACCGAAGGCGAGCAGATCAGCCAAGAAGAAAGGATAATCTATGGCAACACTTAAATCACTTACCGGCTCAGGCTGGCTAAAGGACGCGGATGATAACTTCACAGCTATCAACGCAGAATTGGCCTACACCACCGGTTATCATGTTACACCGTTCGTGTTTGATACAGCGGTCAACGACGCCACGTCACCAACCCCGGTGAGTAATAAGACCGTCGCCGCGCATCCGTTGGCAGTGACCATTCCGGATAACGCCATTGTAATTGGCGGATCAATTGACGTGATCACGGCGATTACATCAGATGGAAGCGCAACTGTGGCAATCAGTTTGGTAGCCGCGAATGACTTACTGACCGCAACCGCAAAAGCAAGCCTGGCAATCAAGGCTCAGTTACCGCTGGCCGCTGTAATCTCCCAACCGATCAAGTTGGAGGCAGCTAAGGCTGTTACTGTGACCGTTGGAGCCGCAGCTCTGACTGCCGGCAAGATCAACGGCTACATCATATGGATTGAAGGTGAATGATGACTATCTCAGGAATTGATTGGGCAAGCAAGATCCCGCACGGTGGTACCTATACCGTTATCGCTGCTGATGACAGCGCGAATAAGGCAATGATCAACACTGGTAAAGCGGATGCCGTTGGTTGTATTGTGCAGGTCCTGCGCTCCGGTGTGGATATTGGCACGGATGCGAAGTTCAGCGTCGCGGCAGGCGTCATTTCAGTTGAGGATGGATCAACTTATAAGGTCTCCGTCAACGATGTAATCAACTGGATCGTGTTTTAACAGGAGCAGGTTATGGCAGCCTACGCGGACTACACGTTCTACACAGCGACGTACCTGGGTACTGCCATAGCCAGCGCTGATTTTGCGCGGCTGGCGCTGCGGGCAAGCCAGGTGATCGACCAGGTGACTTTCAACCGGGCGGGGCCGGTGGTGACGCTGGATGAAGACGCGGACACGATCGCGCTGATCCAGATGGCGACGTGCGCGGTGGCCGAAGAGATCCAGACACAGGAAAGCAGCGGGAACATCGACGGGGTGACGAGCGAACGGGTTGGGAGTTACTCTGTGACCTACGGAGCGAACGCCAGGGCGATGTTGAGCAACGAGGACAAGCAGGAACGCGCTGCTCGGTTGTACCTGGCTCAAACTGGGTTGATGTACCGGGGATTCACGGATGAGGAATAATTCTGACGTTACCCTCTACAACAAGTACATCGACGCGGCGACACGGACGGAGAAGTATCAGCGGACGCAGATCCGCGGGGTGCTGTGGGAGAACCGCAAAGCGGCGAACGTGATCGCCAGCGGCGGGAACATGGCGGCCAACCAGGCGAACATTTACATCCCCTACGCGCGCGGAGCGGCCTACAAGGACCCTGTGACGTGGCAGGCGCTGGTGACAAAGACGGGGTACTGGACGCTGCAGGACGGCGACGTTGTGGTGCGCGGGTTGGTGAGCGATTCAATCACCACGAGCTTCACGATCACAGACCTGAAAGCGAAGTACTCTGACACGTTGACGATCAGGAGCGTGGACACGATGGACATGGGCAGTGCTGGAATGAGCCACTGGCAGATCGGAGCGGCGTAATGGCGTACCCGGTGATCGAGACCCCGCGCGGGAAGATCGTGGTAACGGCGAATGGCAAAGCGCAGCTGAGCTGGAATACCAACTTCAAACAGAAATGGATGAAAAGGTACAGCACGGCGCAGATCTTCGTTGATTCTGAAGTTTTGAGACTGTGCGAACCATTGATCCCGCTACGCACGGGAATGCTGATCAAATCAGGCATTCTTGGAACGCGGGTGGGCAGCGGTCTGGTGCAATGGATCGCGCCGTACGCAAAGGCGCAGTATTACATGGCTCGGAAGAAAGGCAGCCAGACTGGTCCGCAGCGCGGGCCGTTCTGGTTCGAGCGCTGGAAAACAGCCCATGTGCATACTGTGTTGGCAGGTGCGCGCAGGATCGCCGGCGGAGGCAAGAAATGAGCCTGATCAGCGCGTTGAGAACGTACCTGGCGACATATTCCGGGTTGAAGAGCGGCGCGCCGCTGTGGGTGGACTACCTGGGCAGCGACCCGACGCAGTACGCGGTGGCACCCCTGGCCGGCGGGAAGATCGTGGAGAGCTACATCGACGGCAGCTCGCTGAGGGAGTTCCCGTTCGCTTTTCAATCGATGGAGAGCACGGCGGATGACCTGGAACGGCTGGAAAATAACGGGTTCTTTGAGGCGTTCTCTGACTGGCTGGAAAGCCAGACAGACGCTGGATTATTCCCATCTTTGGGAGCTGGTAAAACCCCTGAGCTAATCGAAGCGACCGGCTGGGGCTATCTTTTTGAACAGGGCGAGTCGGAGAGCGGGATCTACCAGGTGAATTGCCGGCTCGTTTACAAACAAAATTAGGAGTGAAACATGGCAAAAATCAAGCGTTCTGAGGTAATGACCTTCATGAATACCACGCCGCTGGCAGCTGCTACCTACAAGCTGATCGGTGACGGCGTGACGACCGGTGCGATCGAGTACAACCCGAAGACGACCGAGGAAACTTACATCCATGAAGACAGCGCCACCATCAGCGTGGAATCATACGCGCCAAGCCTGCCGGTTGAAGCGATCGCAGTGAGTGGTGATGATGTGTTTGAGTTCATCGACGCGCTGCGCATCGCCAGGGCGGTTTTGGATGACGCTAAGACGGATATCGTCAACGTGTGGGCTTATGAAACAGGCGGTCCGACGGCGTACCCGGCGGAGAAGCAGAATGTCTCCATCCAGATCGATGAATTCGGCGGGGATGGCGGTCAATCGGTAAAGATCAACTACACCATCAACTTCATTGGTGATCCGGTGCCAGGAACCTTCAACGCCAACACCAGCGCATTCACACCAAGCTAAACAGGAGGGCTGAATGGCCAAGATCAAACGAAGTCAGTTCAGGTCCTTCCTGAACACGGGTACGATCGGCACGCCGACCTGGTCTTTGATCGGGGACGGGGTAACCACCGGGGCGATCGAGTACAACCCGAAAACGAGCGAAGAGACGTACATCCACGAGGACAGCGCGACGATCTCGGTGGAGTCTTACGCACCGACCATGCCGCTGGAATCAACAGCAGTTGCGGGGGACGCGGTGTTCGAGTACATCGATACGCTGCGAAAATCGCGGGCAGTGCTCTCACTGGCAGAGGCTGAGGTGGCGAATGTGTGGCTGTACAAGGCAGCCATCGGCGGATTCTACCCGGCTGAAAGGCAGGGCGTGAGCCTGCAGGTGGATGAGTTTGGCGGTGACGGCGGCGCGGCTGCCAAGCTGAATTACACGGTGAATTTCGTGGGAGAACCGACACTGGGCAGGTACAACCCGACACTGGGGAGTTTCTCAGAGTTGAACGCACCGGCGGCCAACACATTGACCAGCCTGACGCTGGGTTCAGGAACACTGGCGCCGTTGTTCGCGACGGACAAGTCGAACCTGTTCTACACCACGAGCATCGCAGCTGCGACGGTGACGATCGCATCTGTGTTGTCTGGGGCGACGATCGTGCAGAAATGCAACGGCGTGGCTGTCAACCAGGGCGCGGCTGGATCCCTGGTGCTGGGTGAGAACACAATCTCGATCGAGGTGACGGTTGGCGCAGTGACCGTGATCTACTACATCAAGGCGACGAGGACAGTGTAATGGACAGCATTCGAATTGACAGCGGCGTAAAGCGCATCGCGGTGAACAGTGATGAAACGCGGGTGATCGAGTTCAACCCGGAGGACATCGTGTTCGTGGAGAAGTTCTACGGGCTGATCAAACAGTTCGAGGCGAAAGAAGCGGAGTTCCGGCAGCGCGCGGAGGAGATCGGCGCTAACGAAGGCGTTGACGAGCTGGGCATTCCGGTAAACACGGTGGAGAGTATCCGGCTGGCGCTGGAGCTGTGTGATTACCTGAGAGGGCAGATCGACGCGGTGTTCGGGGCGGGCACGTCTCAGAAGGCATTTGGCGAGGCAAGGACGCTGAACATGTTCGAGCAGTTCTTTGAAGGGATCACGCCGTTCATCCAGGGCGCGCGCAAAGAGAAGATGGAGAAGTATCGGAAGGTGAATGCAGAGTGAACATCCTGGTCGACAGGCTGCCCACGACATTGAAGGTGAACGGGCAGGAGTACCGGATAGACAGTGATTTTCGGACGTGTTTGAGGATCATGCTGGCGTTTCAGGACGCGGAGCTGGCTGGTTTTGAGAAAAGCGTGATCTTTTTTGAGAACCTGTTCATTGACAAACCGGAAGACGTGATAGCGGCGCTGGAGAAAGGCAGCTGGTTCCTGAACGGCGGGAAGGCTGAAAAGGATGAGGACGAAGGACCGCGGGTGTTCGGGTGGAACAAGGACGCGAATTTGATCTTCGCGGCGTTCCTGCAGACGCATGGGATCGACCTGGAAGCGGTCGAGTACATGCACTGGTGGAAGTTCCTGGCGCTGTTCATGGACCTGGGATCTGAAACAGCATTCTGCAATCTGGTAGGGATGCGCAAACGGGTGAAGACCGGGAAGGCGAGCAAGGAAGAGCGGCAAATGGCCAGGGAGATGGGCGACGCGTTCATCGTGGAGGAGATCGACGACCGCACGGTGGAAGAACGGGAAGCGGAGCGGGCGTTTCTGGCGATGGTGAGAGGAAGGAAGGCTGACAATGGCAGCGTATGACGGAACGATACGAATTGACACCAGGATCGATGAGAAAGGATTCAACAAGGGTCTCAGCGGAATTGGAAATTCTCTAAAGAACGTCAGCAAAGCGTTTGGCAATTTCAAAACTGCAACCAAATCCATGAGTTCACTCAAGGGTATTATGACCGCTGTAGGAGCGGGTGCTAAGGTTCTCGTGGCCGGTCTCGGAGCGGTGGCGACCGTTGCCGGGGCGGTGGCTTTGGGAGTC